GTAAGCGTTCAAGGTGCTACTAATTACAATGGTGGTACAGCAACTCCATCGGGGCAGGGAAATAATGGAGGTTCTCAAACAACTGGTGGTTCTACTTCACCCTATGGTTGTTCGGGTGGTGGCGGTGCGGGTGCTGTTGGTGGATCAGGTATAGCAGGAACATCTGGTGCTGGAGGAGCAGGCACAGCATCAACCATAACTGGCACTAGCATTACTTTTGCAGGCGGTGGTGGAGGTGGAGGCACTTATCAGGGAACTGCGGCAGGAGCGGGGGGTGCTGGTGGCGGCGGTGCGGGTGGTGCTGGGGGAACATCAGCGGCAGACGGGGTTTCAGGAACACCCAATACGGGAGGAGGTGCAGGGGGCGCTTGCACTACTGGATCGGCTGGTTCTCCTGCTAAAGGTGGTTCAGGTATCGTAATCATCAAGTGGAGTTAAACGTGGAAATCAAACTATCAGTCAATACAGTCAATCAGATTCTTGGTTACTTAGGTACACGCCCATACCAAGAAGTATTTACATTGATTGAAACCATTCAAAAAGAATTTAAAGAACAATCAACTGCTATTGAGCAACAGAAAGCACCTGAGTAATGGAAGATGTTCAAGAACTTGCTACAGAAACGGACAAGAGATTGAGCGTTCACGAAGCAATTTGCGCACAGCGTTATGAGGGTATCCAAGCCCGATTTGATGACGGCTCCAAACGCATGACCAAAATCGAGTATCTTTTGTATGTAGTCATTGCGGCTGTGTTGCTTGGCCCCGGCGTTGCCGCCGAGTTTGTCAAAAAGGTGCTTGGACTATGAATTGGTCAGATGCGCTCAAAGCAATCATCCCTATCGTGGTAATGTCGCTGGCTTGGCTATTGGGTCAGGTCAATGACTTTTCTACCCGATTGACCAAGATTGAAGGTTCCATGCCTGCGCTGATTACCAAAGAAGGTGTCCCAACTGATTCCCCAATTTCTGCCGAGCGTCGGCACATCTTGAAAGAGGAAATATACAAGGACATCCATCAACTTCAAGTCAAAGTCCAATTGCTTGAAGAACGAGAGAAAGCGAGAAAGTAATGATTGACCCAATATCAGCATTTGCAATGGCTCAAGCCGCAATTGCTGGGGTTCGTAAATGTGTTGACCTTTACAAACAAGCAAAGTCTGTTGCGGCTGATGTTACACAAATCACAAGTGAAGTAACCACGCACATTGGTGCTTTTCTTGAGGCTAAAGATTCGTTAGAGATTGCAACCGAGGAGGCTAAGAAAAAGCCTCCACCTAAAGGACAAAGTCTTAACAAAATTGCTTTTGACAACATCATGCGCGTTAGGCAATTAGCAGAACAAGAAAAAGAACTTCGTGAATTTATGATTTACCAAACCCCCAATTGGGGTGGCATTTGGAGTGAGTTTGAGGCAGAAAGGGCAAGGCTCAGAAAGGAGCAGGAGGCCGTTGAGCGTGAGGCAAAAAAGCCGCTCAATTGGCTTTATACAAAAGGAGGAAACTCATTGAAAAGTATCAAGTCCGAGTTCTTGTTTTCATTGCAATTCTCATTTGGGTCATTGAATTTATCGGTTTGATGTACTGGGTTCATTGGGATTACCAAAAGTCTAAATATTCTATTGAAGGAAAAAACAAAAAATGATTCCAATAATTGCATCATTACTAGGCACGTTGGCTGAAAATGGTCTAGGACTTTTGTCATCTGCAATCCAAGCAAAAGGCAAAGAAGTTGTTGAAAATACACTTGGCGTAAAGATTTCCGACAATCCCAGCCCTGAAGAGGTCAGCAAACTTCGTCAACTGCAATATGACCATGAAGAGCGATTGCTTGAGTTGGGCATCGAAAAAGCACGTTTAGAGCAAGAAGAACTCAAAGCCTTACTAGCCGCCCAAGCCAATGAAGAAAATAACATTTCTACGCGGTGGGAGGCTGATATGGCATCAGACTCTTGGCTGTCTAAAAACATTCGTCCTATGAGCCTTGTAGCCATTTTTACGGGGTATTTTTTGTTTTCCATGATGTCAGCCTTTGGATTGAATGCCAATGAAGCATATGTCAATCTTTTAGGACAATGGGGAATGTTGATCATGGGTGCCTACTTTGGCGGAAGAACCATTGAAAAACTTGCAGAAATGAGGAAAGGCAAATGAGTCTAAACCAAGAACAAGCCGCCTTTCTTTTGGATGCCTGCGCCCTTATTAAATACGCTACAGAACAGGGTTTTGTGGTCACTGGTGGTGAGTTGGCTCGTACCCCAGAACAGCAAGCCATTTATGTAAAAACAGGGCGCTCCAAAACCCTTAATTCTATACACCTCAAAAGGTGCGCCATAGACTTGAATTTCTTCAAGGAAGGGCAGATAATATGGGACAAGGGCATTCTTGCGCCATTGGGTGCTTACTGGGAGACTTTAAACCCTAAAAACCGTTGGGGTGGAAATTTTAAGTCTTTAGTGGATTGTCCTCACTTTGAACGAAATGTGGGGTAAGGCATGACAACCGCATCGGTAATGACCTATGACTCCCTCGTGGAGAACATTCAGTCCTATTTAAACAGGACGGATACGGCGACTCTTGAAAAAATCCCTCTCTTCATTATGTTGGCAGAGCAAATCATTGCCGCACAGATTAAATTTCTTGGAAACTTAACCGTTCAAGAATCCACAATGGTTTCCAACCAAGCGGTTATTGACAAGCCTGCGCGTTGGCATAAAACAGTTTCGTTCAACATTTCAGTGGCTGGTGCAAGACAACCCGTGTTGTTACGGAAATATGAGTACCTTCGTGAGTATTGGACAGATGCGACCAAGACTGGTATTCCCGCATATTTTGCGGATTACGACTATACCCACTGGTTGGTGGCTCCTACTCCTGCTACAAACTATACGTTTGAAATCTTGTATTACGAGCGCATTCAACCTTTGGATTCTTCAAATCAGACGAATTGGTTTACAACTTATGCGCCGCAGGCGTTGCTATATGGGTCTTTGTTGCAAGCAATGCCATTCCTCAAAAATGACGAGCGCATGGCTATGTGGCAACAGAACTACGACCTCATCATGCAAACCTTGATGGCTGAGGATAAGTTAAGAGTGGCTGATCGTCAAGCCGTAGCGGTGGATTCATAATGAGTTACAACAGCCCTTTCACTGGTAACGTCGTCCAACCAACCGACGTATCGTATAGTCGCATCACGCTGACGACTACGTTGCAATTGACTTGGCCTATCAACGGCTCGGTAACCAATGACGCCGCCGCCAGAATCATGGAGGTGTCCACAGCCTCTACTTCAAATCAGTTGTGGATGCCGCCTGCAAATCAAGCCTCTGTGGGTCAGGATGCATTGATTTGCAATGTAGGTTCTGTAGCCTTGACTGTCAAAGATTATCTTGGTCTGCATACTATAGTCACCATTGCGGCAGGTCAGGCTCAGTATATATACATTACCGCCAACCCAGATACTTCTGGGACATGGGGCATTATTGCTTACGGTATTGGTTCATCTGGTGCTGATGCCGCAACTTTGGCGGGTTATGGTCTTTTGGCAATTGGCCAAACGCTGAATCAAAGTCAGCCTGTAACTACGTTTTCAAGTAACTATACCGCCGTTGCCAATGATCGATCCAATACTTATGTATGGACTGGTGGTGCTGGAACTATTACCCTGACGTTGGCCTCAACATTGGCCGACAATTGGTTTATGTTTTTGCGCAACAATGGAACTGGTGCCCTAACGGTGGCTTGTTCTGGTGGCAATACGATCAATGGATCATCAACCATTACTTTACAGCCTCAGGACTCTTGTATCATTGTTTGTAGCGGCGTGACGTTCTACACAGTAGGCCTTGGCAAAGCAACTCAATTTGCTTTTACTCAACTGTCTAAAGCTGTGACAACAGGGTCATATACCCTAACAGCTTCAGAAGCATCTAATGTAATTCAAAAGTACACAGGTTCGTTAACGGGTAATGTAACCATTATTATTCCGTCAACCGTTCAGGTGTACTACATTTTGAACGAAACCACTGGCGCGTACACGGTAACGATCACCACAGGTTCTGGCTCAAGCGCAATTTTGACCGCAGGTACTCAAGCTACATTGGTTTGCGACTCGATTAACTTGTTCAATGCCAACACCATTTTGGCTGGTTCTTCTACGGTAAGTTTAAACAGCGGTACAGTTAGCGCCCCATCCTTAAACTTCTCGGCTGAGACCACAACTGGTATTTATCGTGCCGCATCTGGCGAGTTTGATATTGCCATTCTTGGTGTGAACTTATTTGCATTAACTGCAACGGGTTTAAATATCAATGGTACTGGTAACTTTACTAGTGGCATTTCTGGCGGCACATTCCCATGACCAAAAAAGTTTTTGCCATTGACACTATGGCTGGCATCCAGCGAGATGGCACCGTCTTTGACATGAATTTTTACACCGACGGCAAGTGGGTTCGATTTCAACGTGGACGCCCTAGAAAAGTTGGCGGCTATCGAGCAATCACTCAATCTGCCACGGGCTTGTCTCGCGGTATATTTGTCAACTCTGCCGATGGCGTTAACCAAGTATTCAGTGGATATAGCTCAGGCCTTGAGGTCATCAACATTGACAATCTTGGCATTGGCTCTGGCATCAATCAGTTTACGTTCAACGGTTACATCTTGACCCTTAATACGCTTGTAGGCGGCTCTTCGTACACCAATGCTACCTATACTGGCGTTAGCCTTACTGGTGGCTCTGGGACGGGTGCAAAGGCCACTATTGTGGTTTCTGGTGGCGCTGTGACTACGGTGACACTAACAGCGGCTGGAAATGGGTATGCTGTAGGCAACACATTAAGCGCAACCGCCGCAAGTATTGGTGGAACAGGTAGCGGATTTTCTATTAAAGTAGCAACCATCAATAGCGGATTTACGGCAAATGACCTAAACTTATGGCAGTTTGATTCTCTTTTTGACTCGCAGGGAACTGGTAAACAGTTGTTGTTTGCGCACGCTGGCCGCAACTTGGCGCAAATTGACCAAACGGTTGCAACACCCGTTTTGGCTGGTGACATTGCTGGAACTGTTCTTCAGCCCTTGCGTGATACCAATGGCCCAACACCAACTGGAAATACCATTTCTGTGGCTGGTGGCGTGGTTTGTTTGTATCCTTACGTTTTTGTGTATGGGGACAACGGTCTAATTAAAAACTCTGTGGCTGGCGATCCATACAATTGGAACGGAGCAGACGCAAACGAGACCAATGTATCGTCTACAAAGATAGTCAAAGGTTTGCCAGTTCGAGGCGGTTCTAACGCTCCTTCTGGTTTGTTTTGGGCTTTGGATTCTTTAATTCGCGTGTCGTATGCTCCAACCACAATTACTGTTGGCGGCACGGCCAGCACGTTTTATTGGCGGTATGACATTATTACAAGTCAATCATCAATCCTTTCAAGCCAATGCGTTATTGAGTATGACGGCATTTATTACTGGGTTGGGGTTGATCGATTCTTGTTGTACAACGGCGTGGTCAAGGAACTAAAAAACAATTTCAATCAAAACTATTTTTTTGACAATTTAAACTATGCTCAGAGCCAAAAGGTATGGGCGCAAAAAGTTCCTCGTTTTGGTGAAGTTTGGTGGTTCTTTCCCTCTGGTGATTCAACAGAATGCAACGACGCAATTATTTACAACATTCGTGAAGATTGTTGGTATGACGCAGGCGGCGCTATTGGAGCCAATCGTTCCGCTGGATATTTTTCACAAGTGTTCCATTATCCAATTGCCGCTGGCACTGTATTAAGTGAGCAGACGCTCATCTTTAGCGCCAGCATAATTACCAATTCGACCACAACAATCAAAGTTCCAGTTACTAACCAAATTGCTATAAATCAAGTAGTGATTGCCAGCAATATTCCTACAGGCGCAACGGTGACTGTGATTGTTCCAAGCGCAACGGCTGGATATTTTGATGTCACTATAAGTGCGGCGGCAACCACATCGGCAACCGTGGTTGCCACTTTCAACACTAAAGCTGGCCAGATTATTTTGTGGCAACATGAAATCGGCACCGACGAGGTGATTGACACCACTTCTAACGCAATTGAAAGTTCTTTCCAGACTTCTGATCTTGGTTGGGTGGCTGGTGGCCCCGCGCAGGCTTCTCCAGTTGGAGACAATGTGGCCGTCAATTTAGAACGTGTTGAGCCTGACTTTATTCAAAACGGCCCAATGACTTTTCAAGTCACGGGTCGACCATATGCTCAGTCTGCTGATGTAACGTCAGACCCCTATTATTTTGACCCAGACACTGGCAAAATAGACATGAGGGAACAGCGTCGAGAGATTCGATTGATTTTTACTAGCAATGTGCAGGGCGGAAATTACCAACTTGGTAAGGTTCTTTTGAGCGCCAGCATCGGTGATGTAAGGCCAGTGTAATGGCGCTTGCACTTGTCTATGATCCTCGCTATCACGATTTCCAATCATGGGCATCATTGATGTGTGAGGCTTATGGGGGGCAAAATTTATCTATTCCAAACGCCACAACGGATTGGAAAGAATGGGCGGCAGGGTTGAAAGCAATTGATGTGTTTACGAACGAGGGCATACCCGGCCCCTACATTTACGAAAACTGGCAAGACTGGGCGACTGCTTTAGTTGGTGCAATTAACCAAAAGGTTCAGTGACATGGAAGATTCAGATTACGGCTCAGTTGTAGAAGATGCCCCAAAAGGGGATTCTCCTGCGCCTTCTGCGGCTTCTAATGAACCTGCGGCCTCTTCAGGCCCATCAGATGCTCAAATCCTTGCTTTTGTTGAAGCAAACATTGATAACCCTGCTTTAATTGCTGAGACAGCGGCGCAATATGGCGTTTCTGTTGCTGACTTATCTCGTGCAACTGGATATGACACAGCTACTGTTTCCAATTATCTTCAGCAAGCAGATGTTGCTCCATCTACTTCAGCAACAACTTCTACACCTTCTGTAGGAACACAAACTTCCGAGCCTCCTATATCAAAAGATATTTTAGAGCCAACGGCCAAACCTGTTGAGCCACCTACAAAACCTATTGATGAGCCTCCCAAGCCTGTTGTTGAGCCTCCAAGGCCTACACCAATTGTTGATACAAATGTAAATACTCCAAAAGCATTAACTACTGATGTAACACAACCTCTTCCTGTACTGCCAATACTTACTGATTATCAAGGTCATCAATATGACGGTGCAGTAGTATTAAATTTGGCTCAACAACTTGCACAAAACGCAGGATCAATGAGTGGCGGTGTATTCCAAACCAAACATGAAAGCATTGGCTTTGATGCCAGCGAAGCAGATAAATTATTAGGTAGGTCGGCCACATCATCTGAGCAAGTGCTATTGGATATGGCGCGTCAAATGATCCAAAATGGCGTGACTGATTTAAAACAGTTACAAGCAAAAGACATAACCACAACTGGTCAGGTGATGGATTATGGTAATGGTAAATTTTATGTAAGTTATGCGCTTGATCCAAATGATCCTGAAAGCAATAGAGTTAGAGAAATTACTCCACAAGAAGCGTCAAGAATTAAAACTGAACAAATTCTTGGTGATTCTGAAAACGGCCCATCTACTCGTCAAACCATTGAGGGTATTGTTACGGGGAAAGGCTTGTATTCTGGTGATCAATTATTAACCAAGTCGGATGCTGTCAATAACCCATTGCAATATTACATTGGCCAAACTTACACTGGTGGTGGTGGGACTAGCTATCAACTGAATTTTGACCCAACAACAGGCAAGTCATTGGTTACTGCAAATGGTTTTTCAACCAGCGATGCAGGAACAATAATGCCAATCTTGATGATTGCGTCAAATTTCCTGATGCCCGGCGTTGGCTCCGCGCTCACCAGCACCCTTCTTGATGCTGGCTTGAGTGAATTTACTTCTCAAATTGTTTCAAAAGCTGTTATCAATGGCGTAACAAGCGGCATCATGGCCGAAGGCTCTGGCGGTCATTTTACTGATGGATTTTTAAAAGGCTCTATCACTGGCGCAATCTCTGCTGGTGTGGCGCCAATGATTTCCACTGCATTGCCATCAGACCTTCCACCTGCTGTATCAAGCGCCTTAACTAGGGCTGGAACAGCGGCTGTGACAGCATTGGCAACTGGACAACCTGTAGGTAAGGCAATTGGGACTCAGTTGCTAAACTCTGCTGTTGGTACTGGTCTTGGTGCTGTAACTGGTGATTTAGGTCTTTCACCTGCTGATGCAAAATTATTAACTTCTGTTTTGACTCCTGTCATAACTCAATTGGCAACCAATGGTAATGTCAACAATGCCACCCTAATGAATTCAGTCCTTTTGGCTGGCGCTACTGTGCTTGCAAATTCTGGATCAAATGCTATTGACAAAACAACGGATGTAACCACTGGTGACAATACAAGTGGCGGTGGATTGAATATGCTTGCACGAGATGCGGCATCTACTGTTGGTACTGGGTTAACTGCGGCGGCTACAGCTAATCAATTGGCGGGCACATTAAATTCTTTGACCAATACGCCAGCCGCTAAAGTTGACACAACAAAAGCCAATTTGGTTGGCGCATTGAAAACAAATACACCGACGGTTAAAACAACAACTACCCCAACAACTAAAACAGCGGCGGCAACGCCTACGGGGTTGCCAACAACAAAGCCAGCAGGATTGCCTACGGGATTACCTACAGGGTTACCAACAACAAAAACTGCTGTAGCACCTGCAATACCTGCCGCATTGGTTGCATTAAATACAGCCAAAACAACAACAAAAGCTCCAATAATTGGCCCATTGAACACAACACAAAGGTCAATGAATGCAGATCAAGTAGCTCAAGGCAAACCATCTGCCCCACCAACCAAAGTTAGTGTGGCAAACTTAATACCAATTAAAAAATTGCCACCTAAAAACGTGGGCACTAAAATACCAACACCTGCAAACAAAATGGCACAGTTGCCAGCAGTCTTGAATACGAAGAAAATGGGGTAAATCATGGCAAGAACAGTACGCAACCCTCTTGAGTTAAGAACGCCCGTGCGAACAATTAGTTCGGTGATGCGTAATGCACCTCGTGAGAAATACAGACCCAACCAAGTTGACTTTGGTCGTCCAGAACAAGGTGATCAAGGCTTTCAAAATTTTCAAGGCATTCAAAATAATTTAGGTAATTTAACCTCTGTTGCTCGACCACCTCGTGGAACAACTGGGGGTAATGCTCCAGTGGCAAGTGTACAAACAAGCGCAAGCAAAGCGCCACAAGCCAATCGTACCGTCACGTCAACAATCAAGACGCCTGCCGCAAAAACATTGACTGCGGCAAAACCTGTTGCGGCAAAGACGACTACTTTTAAACCAACGGCGGCTAAAACAACTATAACGGCTAAAGCTCCTGTTGCCGCAAAGACAATTACAACAAAGGCGCCTGTTGCGGCCAAGACAACAACTCCCGTTGTCCCAAAAACGGTTACTACAACTCCAGTAAAAACAACAGCAAATTCAACTAATCCATTGACCAGCGTATTAAAAAATGCGGCTGTTGGTGCTGGTGCCGCTACGTTGATTAACAGTTTGGTTAATAAGACTCCAACGCCTTCTTCTAAGCCACCGTCAACACCTTCAATTCCTAGCAAGCCAGTTGGAATTCCATCTACGGTTACAAAGCCTCCAGTCGTTCCAACGTCTGTTGTTAAACCGCCTGTTACACCAACAAAGACAACATCCTCTTTGCCTTCTACAGCGGTTAAAGCGGCGACAGGCGCTCTTACTGCAAAAGGCCTTACAGGTACTACAGATAAGCAATTGACCGACGAGCAAATTCAAGCTGAGTTAGATCGTGCAAAAACAGAAGAAGGGCCAATTGGTTTGCCAGAGGGTGCTGAATTACAGCCAGACGGTACTTACACGGTTACTGCCAATGGCATGGTTACAACTTATGACAAAAACGGGAATATGCTTGGAGCTGAAGCCGATCCTAGTGAATTAACAACTTGGAACGATCCAGACACAGGTTTAACTTGGAATAAAGGCCCAGATGGCGAATGGACTCAAGAGGGTTTAGGGTCTTCTGACAATCTAACAACTTGGAACGATCCAGATACGGGATTGACTTGGAATTTAGGAGCCGATGGTCAATGGACTCAGGAGGGTTTTGATTCTTCCTCTAATGCTGTAACAACTTGGAGTGACCCAGATACAGGATTTACATGGAACCTTGGCGCTGACGGACAGTGGACGCAAGAGGGTTTTGATGGCACTTCTGGTTCTAATGGCGTAGATAACGTAGTCAACGTAGATAATGTAAATAATGTAAATAATGTAGATAATGTTAGCAACAGCGGCGGTAATAATAACAGTGATGATTCTGAAGCCAAACGTGGTGGATCAATCCACTTCAAAAATGGTGCTCCTCGTTTTGCTACTGCTGGCTCTGTTAATCCAAGCGCATATTCAGACACAACTGAAAAAGTTCAACCTTTTCAAAATGTTGGTTTTAATTACACCGAAAATGCAAACGGCCCAATAACTGGAAGTCAATCTTTGTATAAAGGAAGCGCTCCTTATAACCCAACTTATTTAAGTTCACCAAGCTCAACAGCATCCGATATTCCCGAAGGTCAAGGCACAGGACTTGATTTTATGCCAGAAGGATGGCCTGATGGTTTTACAGACAATGGTGATGGAACAGCCACTCGTATTGAGGACAACGGCGGCACAACAACTATTGATTCTGGTAGCAATATTATTTTTACAACTGATGCTAGTGGCAATGTTTCTCAACCCGCAAGCACTGATCCTGCTGTTTCTAATGGGCCTGCTATTTCTGATAATGGAAATGGGACTTTTAGTTACTATGATGGTGATCAATATGTAACTGCGGACTCAGAAACAGGTGCCGAGATATCTCGCACTGATTCAAATGGACAAATTATTGGCGCTGGGGATTTAAATACGCCCGCTCCAGTTGGTTCCATAACATCTACTGGAGGTGGACAAGATACAGGTTTTGCAAAGCTCAATGCGCAAAATCAAGGCAATCAATCAGACCAAAACGGTGTTTTTAATTCTTTATTAAATGCGGTTAAAAACAATCCAGCACTTGCTGGTGGTGCTGTTGGTGCATTGCTTTCATCCTTTATGGATCAATCTGGAGGAGGCTCTTCCACCAATACGCCTGTAGACATTTCTCAGTTGACAAAGTTTGATCCTCGCACAACTGACTTTGGTGCAGGCATGGTCGGTGGCCGCACAGGTACTGGTAGCCCATTGGTTTCATATTCTGACTATGCAGAAGGCTACGGTGACGAGACACCCGATGATCGTTTGTACTCAGACCTTGGTATTTCTGGATATCTCAGGGAGCCTGACATGAATAACTATAGAGATAAAAACGGTAGTCTCACAGATCAATCTGGAAATCTTGTTGATGAATATGGCAATTTGTTAGATGACAATTCTAATGATGAAACCGTAGAAACGTCTGAGGAGCCAACAATGGCGTCTGGCGGTACAACTCACTATACATTTGGTCGAGTAATCAATCCATCGGATAATCTCAATATCAACCTGAAAATGGGTGGGCTGTCACAGGCTTACACGGCTCACAGTCATCAAACCAATCCAGTAATTGACAATCGTGTAGATTTCCGCCAAGGCTCTGCTGTCAATGGCGCAGGCGATGGCCAATCAGACGACATTCCAGCGTGGTTGGCTGATGGTGAGTATGTTATGGATGCCGAATTGGTTTCCATGTTAGGCAACGGTTCAAACAAGGCTGGTGCAAAGATTCTTGATAAATTCCGCGAGGAGGTTCGTTCTCACAAAAGAAGCGCCCCCCTTGGTAAAATACCCCCAAAGGCTAAGTCGCCTTTGAACTACCTGAAGGAGTCTCTAAATGGCTGATCTATTCCAAGGCTCGGCACTGCCTGACATAACTGAGACCACTCAGAAAGAACAAACCGCCCCCCAGTTTTATACTGACTATCTCCAAGACATTGCCAACTTGGGTCAAAGCGCCGTCCAACAGGGCGGTGTCGCAGGTTTTAGCCCACTGCAACAGCAAGCCCTTCAGATGGCCCCCAATCTGGCATTTTCAGGCACGGGTTCATTAGGACAGGCTAGTCAGATGTTCACAGGCGCAGGCGGCACAGCCACTCCTGAGATTGTTCAGGGTTACATGAACCCTTACACGAGCAATGTTGTGGATGAAATGGGTCGATTGACACAAAGAAATGTCAATGAAAATATACTTCCAGCATTAGGTGGTGCGGGGGTAGGTACTGGGCAGTTTGGCTCACAACGCCAACAACAAATTACTGGAAACACACTTAGAGACATTCAGAGTGACTTATTGGGTAGACAATACACAGCCCTTAACACTGGTTATGACACGGCTACAAAAAATGCTCAAGCGGATTTACAACGACAATTGCAAGCTGGCCAAGGGTTGACTCAGTTAGGTCAAGAGCAATACCAAACAGGCACAGGCGGATTGAATACACTGTTCAACATGGGTGCCAATGAGCAAAAGTTGGGTCAAGCTACGTTGGATTATCCAATGATTCAGGCTCAGAACTATGCTAAGTTGATGACTGGCCAAAACATTCCAACGGGTTCAATTACGCAGACCACGGGGCCGGGCACGCAAGGCCAATACGGTCTTAGCCCAGCCCAACAAATTGCTTCATTGGGTTCTATCCTTGCCTCGTATACTGGGAATACAGATGCTGTAAATGCCATCAAAGCTGGTACAGACGTTTTGCCGGGTAAAAAAGTTGCAGGAGGTGGCGCGGTAATGATGGCCAATGGTGGAAGTTTGCAAAGCTCAATGCCATCCGAGGCCGCATATCACGATGGTCAGGGTAATTATTATGACGAACACGGCTATTTAGTGGGGTAATAAATGATTGCACAACAACCACAAGGCGGTTTAAGCCAAGTATCTCAGCCTCCACAGGCTAAACCTTCTGCTTTGCCGCAGGACAAATCTGCGCAAAAAACAGATCAGTCTGCTGATGCTGATCGCATTGCCGCTGAACAAATAGCCGCTCAAGATGCGCCGTTTGATGCTAACAAAGAAATTGCAAACCTCAACAAAGGCCGCCAACAATTGGATGCACAAATCCAAAAGATGCAACAGGCTTTAACAAAACGAACCACTTTAAATTACGATCCTGCCTTATTGGCTATGGGTATTGGTTTGGCGCAACCAACAAAAACTGGAAATTTTGTTGAGGCTTTAGGCCAAGGTTTTGGCGCCTATCACAAAGCAAATGTAGGTGAGCAGGAACGTCAACAAGGTGTTGATACCCAACAGCTTGAGCTAATGATGAAGCGTCAACAACTTCAACAAAAATTGGCTGGTTCTGCAATGCTTCAAAATTTGGGTGGCCCACAGGGTAACACCCCCATGCCATCACAGGCTCCCGCTGGCGGCGCTCCATTAGGTGGACTGGCTGTTCCTGCTGGTGGTGCTCCAATGGGTGGCGCTCCTGTTGGTGCTCCTCCAACTGCTGGTATGCCCCCGAGTCGACCCGGCCTCCCAACCACGGTCACAGGCTTTGCACCTATTGGTCGCAGAGAACTTGTTGCTGGCCAACAAATTGGCGACCCAGACACAGAAAAGTTTTTGTTCAACCTTCAAAAGGCTGAAGTCGAAGCCAAAAAAGCGGCAGACGCTGGTTTTACTGAGGTCACAATTCCTTACAGTGACAAAAAAGTCAAGGTTCGCACTGAGGTAGCGGATGCATTTTTTGATGCCGCACGTCAAGCCGCCATTACTGGCAATGAACAAATTCTTATTCGCTTCATGGCCCAAAACGGCATGATTTCTCCAATTGGCAAAAAGAATATTAAAGGCGAAACAGAGTACGAAAGACCAATGTCTCCACAGGAGGAGGCCGCAAGCAAAGTTGGCATGGAAGAAACCCAACGCGAACGCTCCAAGGCTTCTGAGGCTCGTGGAACTGCTGTTCTTTCTCGTGGAGAAAATGCTCCGCTTATGGAGGCATTGGCCAATGATGTGCTTAGTTTGACTGAATCAAATACCAAAGCATTTAATTTAATGCAAAACGCAACGGTTCGTGATGCTATGTTGCGTGCTATTGAGCAAGGTGCATCGGCAACCGCTGGCCCAGTTACAGTGTCATTGAATTTACCTGTTCGCGTAATGTTGCAAGGAAACAAAGAGTATCAGTTGACTAAAGATGATATTGCGGCATTGCAGTTGTTCCAACAAAAGCAGTCTGCAATTACGGCAGAAATGCGTAAGATGGCCAGAAGCCCCGGCGAGGGCGCCACAGACAGAGCCGAAGGCCAGTTATACGCCGCAATTGGTGTACTCCCAACCGACTCAGCCAAAGTGCTGGCGCTCAAGTCAGAGGCCATGATTCAACGTGCTCGTTACGACGCTCGAGCCGCAGAGTTGTATGCCAAGTTTCAAGAAGAAAATCCAAACAAATCATTTACATACTTTCAACACAACAATCCAGAATTTAAAGAACTGCAAAAGAATTACATTCGCACACTCAATGAGATGCGTGACAAGAATGCAGACACCCTTAGAACATCGCCAAAAATTCCTACGCCTTCTGGTCAAGCGGCAGGGCAGTCTAGTGGTGCATCGTCTGGAAAAGAAAAAGTTATCAACGGTACAATTTGGGTGCAAAAACCCGATCCATCAAATCCAAATAAATTTATTTGGGAAAACACTGGAAGGAAACCGTAATGTCTGTCGCTGAAGAGAATAACAACCCCGGCAACATTCGTCCCCCAAAGGGCATGACCTATAAAGGTCAAATTGGCATTGATGATCGAGGCTTTGCTATTTTCCAAAACTATGCCGATGGTCGCAACGCACTAATTCACGACATTCAAGTCAAACAAAAAAACGGCATCAAAACTCCTCACGATTTTATTGATAAATATACCCCAGCAGGACAAGAGAACAAAGAAGAAAGTCGAGACAATTACAAAATTGGTATGGCTGGACACCTTGGTTTAAAGAGTACCAATGAACCTTTTCCAGAAAATTCAGCAGAAAAAATTGCTGATTTTATTGAACAATTTGAAAGCGGAAAAACACCAAATCAAGCCCAGCAGGCCACGGCTAATCCTAATGATCCATTTGCAGGCGGTGTGCCCCTTGCAGATAGGGCGCGTGAGAATACAACAACTGAAAACACAACTGATGCCACTACTCCAGTTGAAGAAGTTGTAAGTCCATTAGGCGGAGCGGCTGTAGGTGCTGGTTCAGCTTCATTGCTTCAGGTTCCCTTTGAGCCTCAGATGCCAGCCAAGGCTCCAGACTTAACAACTCTTCAAGATGCCGCAGACAAAGCCAAGCGCCGTGCAGACATTGCCCAAAATCGACTTGGCTCTCGCGTCAACAGCGCCATGCCAATTGAGGGCGGTACAGACCTTGCCACATTAGAGGCGGAGTACAAACGCTCTCAATTTGCGTTGGAAAGAGCCGAAAAGGAACTACAAGCGGCTGTGGCGGCTCAAAAAGCCAAAGTGGCATCTGCGCCTGTAATAACCCCTCCAAGCGCCCCAGCGGCTGGTTCTATGGCCTCCGCAACGCCTTCTGCGCCTGAGATCATTACCGATCCCAATATGCCATCTACAGATCAACACACTCGCGCCATTCAAGGTACGACTGTTGACGATGTAACTGGACGAGCGCGTCAGACAACTTATAACGAGCGAACCTCACAAATTGCCCGCAATGAAGCCAATCAACAGCAGACTTTGCAGGCTCTCGGCCAGCAAGGCATTATTGATCCAAAAAAGGCTATGGCAATGACCGAGGGTATCAGCGGATCAACACCTAGCGGTGTACTGGTAAACCCTGACCTTGCTGGTGAAAAACAACTTGAGCAAGAGCTTGAGCAAAAAACAATTGCAGATAAAGCCGCTCAAGATCGATTGGCCCAACAGCAAGAGATGGATCGACTTAAAAACGAAAGATCATTTGCGGCTCAAAAAAATAACCAAGCGCAAACGGCATTTAATCAAGCTCAAAGGGCCAAGACTTCTGGCGTTACTCGTGCCCAAACAGCGGCAGAAACTGCATCGGATCGAGCCATTGCCGCCAAACAAGATTTACAGGCTGGGCAAGCGCTTGCAAAAACAGCACCTAGTGGGTTAAATAGACCGCTAGAGGTTACTGGTGTAAAGGCTGGTAAGGCAGGTATGACAGGACGCGCCATTGTGGGTGGCCTTGGTGGTTTACAGGCCGCTAGAGGCATCAATGAATTGGCCAGTATTCCTTTGCAGGAATTGATCCAGCGTTTTAATTCTGGAGATCGTAGCCCTGAATTGATGCAAGCCCTCCAACAGGCGGCTGGTGCCACTGCTCAAACAGGTTTTGGCGCGGCGGCTACGTTACCAGTAATGGGGCCTAAAACAGCGCGCCTTAAAGGCGCTGGTGTTCTTGGATCATTAGGAATGGGTGCTTATCAAGGATTTAAAGCAGTAACCGAATAAGGAGCAGTTGCCACTCTCCCTTTTGGCCCCCCTCATCGGGGGGGCTTTTTTTATGCTGATCCGCCAGTAGAAGAGAGTAATAATTGGGTTTGAAAGAAACTCTCTCGAGCCGCCTCAAACCCATCATCAAAACCTTTTTCGTAAGCCTCTTGTAAGGCCTCTAAAATTTTGGCTTCTGATTGTTCAACGATTTCCCAACTTCTTGATTCATATCGCTTACTATCTGTACGCATCTTTGATGTTCCTTCATGGCAAGGATTGGAGCAACATACGCGGAAATTTTATTGGCAAACTGGATAATGTCCACCTCGTCAGCATAAATTGAATCAGGCAATTTCTCGTCACAATAAAAAAATATTTGTTTGATTGTTTCTTCACTTAACATTGATACCTCATTGATGTTGATTTTTAAGTTGCCAAAAAGATAGCAGGTTCATAAACATGGCCCAGCCTCTATCTAAATCCTCGGCTGACCACTCTTTGACGACGGCCAAGTCAGGGACATTGCGGGACACAAATACATTCGCGCATCGAGCATTAGGGATACCTAAGCCAACTCGATATGCCGCAAGTTGCATGAGGTGCTCGTCATAGGCTTCAACCTTTGTAGGGTCTCTAAATTCTTTGGTTTTGATGTCAATGACGGCGTTAAGGGTGCCAGCGCAAAATAAATCGCACTTACCTCCAAAACCCGACTCGTGTGCAAATGAACGCTCAGAGTTCCATATGGCCTCCCCAAAGTGTTCAGTGATGGCTTGAGTACAGGCTGTAACACTCTCTTGGTGCTTTCCTGTAGGTTTATCTTCATAATGTCCTTGAATCGATGCATGAATTTCAGTTCCAGCATCCGCCGCAGATCGACCCTGTTCTTTGGAATCTTTGATGATTCGATCTATGTATTCCGTTTCAGGTTCGTCTGGGCGGCGTGGAAGGGTTAGTGCCGCATAAAGCACTTGCTGTTGCATCCAAGTCAACAGAGCTGGTTTAGCGGTGACGTTTAAAATGGTAGTCACTGACGGTACAAGGTTCATTGTACGAGCGTCCCGCAGGGTTGTAGCCCGCTGTCCGCCCTTCTTAGCCTCGACCGTATACATGGGCACACCATCTCTGGTGTACCAATGATTGGACTCAGATGCTCGTGGTGTTGATACTGTTAGCATTTTGTTTTTCCAATTTGGCTTTTGCGTGTCGATCTTTCATAATTTGGCTCATTTTTGCTCGACCTTCAGCCGACATAGTGTGCTTTTTGCGAGGCTTTTTTTCCACTGATGGTGGATTTTTCAATATCTCAACTTGAGTTAAAAGCGTAGAAATCACATTGCGGTGACTTGCAATTGACTCGCGTACAGATGAAATTCCTTTATCCAAGTCTTTTATTTGAGCTTTTAGTATTTTAATTTCGTTTTGAATTTGCTCTTTTTCATTTTTAAATATAAACATTACCACTCTCCTTTAAGTTAAAACGGAACGTCGTCTGCCATGTCATCAAAACCAGAGCTTTGTACCACTGGCTTAGGCGCAGGCGTATCTTTTTTGTTCCACTCTGGTGAAGATTGAATCTTTTCCTTGATCTTGTTGCCAAAGGTTTCAAACAAAACCATGTCTGGGTGCTCAAGGTCAAAAATCTTTAACTCGTTATGCCCTTGGGGCAAGCCAGCTTTTTTGATTGAAGAAGACACGGGGTTGATGCTAGAAATATTGGTGTACTCATTGCCATCATTGCCAACCTCTTTGACAACAGACAACATAGCCCAAGCGCCCAAAACATTCTTGAGTTGAAACCCTTGAAGCTCAACTTGAGTAAATGCGCGTGAACGCCAGTTCTCAAGCTCTTGGCGCAGAATGGCTTTATCGGCAAGGCTTGCGGTGAAATTCTTGCTTATGGACATTGGCTCACCCTTGTCGGTCACTAAAGGGGTACCATCGACATCCTCGCTGTGAACCTCAAACTGCAACATGACCTTGGGGGATTGGCCTGCTTTGCCTTTCCAATTGGTGGGTTGGGTTCCCATATCCACAATGCGGTAACACCGCGCTAAATGCATACCTGACGGCACGGGTTTAAAAGAGGACGAGCCTCCTGATGCTTTCACTGTTAGTCCCATTATTCGCTCCTTGATATTGAAATGGTCTCTAGTTTCACTGTTTGCCTCTTAGGCACGCCGCACTCATAGCGGATGATGCTCCAATCGGCCTCTGTAGCAATACCTGTCTCAGCCCTTGCTAGGGCGTCCTCAAGTATTTGCATTCTTTCATTCATTGCTTGTTCGTATTCGCTATCCATAATTGTTCACTTTTACGTTAAACACAGCGCACTGTACCATGTTTAAGTCCAGCATACAATAGTTGTTGCAAATATATTTTTTTGGTGTAAGATAGCCTTAACCCAACAAAAGGAGTAGCATGACACTAACCGAGTATTTTAAAGACAAACCCAGAGGCACCAAGATTGCTTTAGCTCGTAAATTGGGCATTAGCAAAACGTGGTTTTCATTGATAGTAACGGGGCGACAACTGCCTAGTCCCGAGCTGGCTCGAGACATTGAGCTGAACACAGGCAGAAAAGTGAAGAGGGCTGAATTGAGGCCCGACATATTTGGAAAGACAGCGAAATGATTTGGTACAAATTCCACATTGGCGATTACATCTCACACACTATGCATTTGGACGATGCCGAAGATTTGGCGTATCGACGATTGTTGGATTGGTATTACATGAGCGAGAAGCCTTTGCCACTTGATGTGGCATTGGTATCACGCCGCATTAGGTTGGATGAAGACGTGGTAGCACCAGTCCTCAATGAGTTCTTTGAAAAGACCCCAGATGGGTACATCAATGCTCGTGCAGACAAGGAAATTGCCGCCTACAACGTGAGGGTGGAGTTAAACAGAAAGTCTGCAAAGTTAGGTGGTAGACCTAAAACCATTGAGGTTTCTAAAGAAGAACCATTGAGGCCCCCCTATCAGAACAGAAACAGAACAGATACAGAACACAATATAGATATTGATGCTAACGCATCATTGTCAGGAACTTCGTTCCCTCCCTGTCCCCACAAAGAGTTGTTAAAACTCTATCAAAAACATTTGCCCCACCTAACGCAACCAAGGGTATGGGAGGGGTCTAGGCAGGCCAGCATGAAGTCCAGATGGGTTCAGGCTAGTAAACCCTCAGAATATTCACCCGAGGGTTACGGCACACTTGAGGCAGGCCTTGTATGGTGGGATTCATTCTTTGGCTACATAGCAAACGACACCAGCCTTGCAAAAGGTTTTGAGACCAATGGTAGGACTTGGAAGCCAGACTTGGTGTGGATTGTTAACCCTGCAAACTTTGCCAAAATTATTGATGGGAAGTATACAAAATGACATTTGCAAAACCAGACAAAAAGAATGATGACTTTGATGACGATTCGCATCTGTACTGCTCATACCCCGGCTGTCAAAGCCTGTGGTCGGTCAAGATCGACAAGCGTATGTGTAGCTACCATATGTGGCGAGACGACAAGCCTACCGCCAAGGCTATGCCAAAAAATTACTACGAAAAAGATGAGGACTTTTAATGAACTTTTTTGAAGCAAAAAAACTGCTTGATGAGGTCAAGGAGGGGAAATTGCACCCCTTGCACAAAATCACGCTGGCCTTGCAACTAACGGGCGATTTAGACTTTGAATGCCAAAATTAAGACCGAGGGAAAAGATGAACATATGTATCGCTGTCTCGTTAGATGGGTCATTAAAAAGAGACTACAAAATCGTGACGGCGCACACTATTGGCTCAGAGGTGAATACGACCATTTGGGGAAGTGGAAGAAAGGATGGAACGACTTACATCCCGATTCGAGTCTTGAGAAAGATGTTCGAGAACAGTGGGCAAAAGGTAATCGAGGTACAGAGGGTGAATGGAAATGATTGAGTTTTCATTGCCTTGGCCGCCATCGGTCAACACTTACTGGCGCACCTTTAATGGTCGCATGATCATTAGCGCAAAGGGGCGTGAGTACCGTGAGACTGTTGGTGATCAGATGACATTGCAAAGAATGGTCAAGCATTACCTTGGCCCGTTGAAGGTAGAGATTGAGGCATTTAGGCCTGACAAACGACGCAGGGACTTAGATAACCTGCTGAAAGCCACGCTTGATGGATTGGCCCATGCTGGTGTGTATGAAGACGACTCACAAATTGTTGACTTACACATTTATTGGGCATCAAACATTGGCGGTATGTTGAAAATCAAAATTGAGGAAATTGAATGAAACAGGAACCAGAATGGATTGACATAATTGCATTGATTGCGATGCACTCTTTTTTGAAAACAGCGCCAAAAAATGCAACATCAGAAGATATTGCTTATGAGGCTTATGAACAAGCTGAAGCAATGATCAATGCCAGTAAAAGATTTAACAGTGAAGGAAAAAGCGATGAACCATCAAATGGATATGTTTGAATATGAAGACAATTACCACAAAACATTTTGCCCACATTGTCACCAGAAGATAAGAAAATTAAACCCGCACAGAATGTGCAAATCAAAGGTTGCACTTCTGGACTACATTGCCAAGCAAGAAGATTGGGTACGAATTACCAATGTTCACAGAGTGTCAATTGGCGATGCGGCTGTCTTGGCCTTGCGCCTTGAATGGTTTGGATTAGTTGAGCATGGCCCACAACGCTCAGGCTTATATAGGGCCACTCAACAAGGCATTGATTTTTTACGCGGCTTACATCAAGTACCTAAAGTAATTTGGTGTAGGGATGGAAAAGTTATTGAGCACGATTCAGTGATGCAATCTGTTCATAGTGTTAAAAAAGTTGTATTTGATAAAGAGTATTGGAATAACTATCCAAGGGAGTATTAAAAATGTACGGAATTTGGAACATTATTATGACTGTCCTTTTATTGACTGGCATTCTCTGTTGGGCGGGCATGATTATTTTGGTATTGATGATGTGGTTAACTGATTTAAGGAGCGAAAAATGAGCGAAGATAGAGACCCACACAAGGCCGTTGATTACATATTAAAACACGCCGCTATGTTTGCAAAGGCTAAAGCAGAGCGTACTTACATTGAGCAATATCGCAAAAGCCTTAAAGCAATTTTGATGAAGAGAAGTGGTGAGACAGTAATTGGAGCACAAGAACGTGAAGCCTATGCACACTCAGAAATGAAAGAATTACTTATTGGATTAAAGGTGGCAGTTGAAATTGAAGAAAAGCTAAAGTGGGACATTACAGCGGCTGAACTCAGAGTAGAAATTTGGCGTACAGAGCAAGCGAATAACAGAGCAGAAGGAAAGGCAACGATATGAGCAAGCCAATTACATACCTCAAAGCATTGCAGGAAGAATTGCGTCTGCTGGTGGAACACAATGAAAACACCCTTGGTTATGTGAGATTGCTCAACGCGCAAGTGTCTGGCAACACGCACCGTATCACCGAGTTGCAACACAAGATTGCCAGAGAGTTAGGCGTGGGTCAATACAGTAAACCAAAGGAGAAGGGCGAATGAACATTTTTCAAAAGGGTGTCATTGTCGGGCTGGTGTTGTTTGCGGTTATTTTTTATTGCGTGGAGTTTTTATGAAAACACCAGAAGATGAAGCATTTGATGAAATTGAAAAAGCACAAGGCTGGCGCAAACGACAGATTGAAAAACTTGTGCCAAAAACGGCAGATGAATTTTATTTAGAAATGCGAAACATGGTGCTTGAAGAAGTGGCCATTGAGTTTGACAGAATGAAGTTTGGTGATACCTCGGCATCATTTGCCGCATATGTTAGAGGAATGAAGCGATGATTAAATACGATGGATACAACGAGGCAATCATAGGCCCAGCAAGCATTTGGCGTGATAACACAATGGTATCTGTATTGGTCTATGATGCCGAAAAAATTAGAAATATTCTGATGGCCAGAGATGGCATGGATACTGATGAGGCAAGGGAGTTTATTGAGTTCAATATTGAGGGTGGCTATTTAGGAATTAAAACTCCTGTTTTGGTTTGGCCTGATGATCAATGGGATGAGACATGATTGAAAAACAAAAGACTTGTCAGGTGTGCCGCCTGCGACCAGCAGATAAGCAAGCACGAACTAGCAAAGGTGCTCCTCAATGGAGATGTCAAACTTGCCATGACCTCAAAAATCGTGGCGGCTTCACTAAAGGAAAACAATGAAAACCTACCCAAGCAAAGAATTGTGTTTGCGATTGGCTGAGTATCATTGCGAAACCACCAAAGATGAAAAAACCATGTGGATATGGCTGATCACTTGGGCTTTCCATGAGATGTACATTGATGGTTGGATTACAAAATGACCACACTCAAAGAAAAAAAACATATGAGTGCGGTTGCTGAACTAGGCTGTGCCGTTTGTCGCCGTATGGGATATGCAGGCACCCCAGCAGAATTACACCATCCAAGGCGTCTAGCAGGCGGCTGGGGGCGTTCTAGCCATATGACTGTCATACCACTATGCCCAGAGCACCATAGAGGCTCTACGGGCGTCCACGGGCTGGGCACCAAGGGATTCCCTAAGCGCTGGGGCTATACAGAGGAAGAACTGCTAAAAGACACCATGTTGTTGCTGGGATACGACATTAGGGAAACTACTTAGAAAATAATTTAATAAAGTTGTTTACATCGTTTAATTCTATATTAAACTACAGACATCGACACAGCAATACCGCACAGTCGAACAGCGAAACGAAAGCGAATTATGAACAACGACATTAACTTCACTAGCATCGACACACTCGGCTCACTCTTGGCACAGATTGCCGACTTGACTAAGCAGGCCGATGCCATCAAAGACAGCATCAAAGAATCCGCCAGTGCAGGCGGCGCAAAGGTTGTCGAGGGTGCGCTCTTCAAGGCTACCTACATCGAGTCCAACCGTAGCGTGTTCGACAAGGACGCATTCATCAAAGCCTTCGGAGCTGAAGCATACGCCAAGTACACCAAAGTCTCCGCTGTATTCAGCGTAAAGGTTACCAGTAAGTAAACCCATCTCCCCTTCGGGGGCTTAACCAAAAAGAAAGCGAATTGATTATGACAAACGAAATTAGTGTTACCGTTTATACAAAAGACGATTCTCGCGTTTCCCTCTCTGAGTGGGATGACGGCGGTGCGTGGCTCAAGATTGGCGTTAGAAGCGGCAGTGCTTACACAACTTTGACCCGCGAAGAGGCCCAACAGCTGTTGGTTGGTCTGCAAGCCATCTTGGAAAAAGAGGTGACAGCATGAAAAAAGACCCTTCAATTTATTTGAGTTACAGCGAGCGCGGTTGGATTTTAATCAATCAAGGCTCGCCACTTTGCGACTACAAAAAGACCAAAGCCGAGGTCATGCAAGTGGTGAAATTTTTTAAGGTCACTCTCCCCGACTGCACATGGAACGGCGACCGTGGTGAGTTTGTTGTGACCGACACAATTGAGGAAACCGTATGACTTACAACAATGAAGACATTAACTACATCAAAGGCTTTGATCACGGATGCGATTACATTGTGGCCGAGATCGAAAGATACATTAAGTTACGCGACTACGATCCAAATATTACTGGCCCACTTTTAAACTTGTTGGCGCATCTCAAGATGGAAGATAAGTTGCCTAAAAAAGAAAAATTATGATGAAATGTTTAATTATTGAATCTTGTGAAAAGCGAATGACTGTTGACGCAATAACTTCAATTGTTCACGTTAAAAATTCGCTTATTTTGCGAGATTATCTTAATTGTGATTTTGTTAGCCATGAGTCGGAAATACCGAAGGCGTTGGAAAAAAAATACGATAAGATTATTTGTGTTTATTCTTCGCCGTACATGAAGTACAACAAGTATTTAGATATTCTGAACAACAATCCAAATGCTGAAATGTATTGGATGGTCAACGACCATGACATAGAAGACAGCATATTGCTTCGTAAATGGCTTTTGTTAAATCATAAACAGTACCACATGATTTGCAATAATCCAAGAGAAGGTTACCGAGGGTGGATTCTTCGTAAGAAATTAAACGGTTTAACACTTAATGATTGGATACAAGACTGGCACACAGTTAATTTGAATACACTTGTTTTTGATGAGCAAATGTTTTTTGCTACTTTGGAAACAGTAAAAGAAGATGTAATCTATTATGGAACTTTTCGTAAACATAGAATCAAAGACATGATGGACTACAACAATGTCAACATGGTTTTGAGTTCATCGAATAAGAATCATGCCAAATACAAAAATGTAGGCATACAAGCTAGATTTATTGAAAAAATTATGTGGACAGAAAAAGAAGCCGATCTTTTTGAACCATTTGGTTTGAGACTCAAAGATTACAAATATTCCATTTACTTTGAAGATGAACACACACATTCAAATTATGCGTTTATGGCTAATCGATTTTATGAATGTGTAATGAATAATGTACTTATGTTTTATGACAGCAGATGTCAATTGGTGATTGACAAAAGTGGTTATGCAATTGATCCGTTTCAAATTGTTAAAAATGGCGAGGAACTAAAACAAAAAATGGAAATTTTGGATTCCGATAAAGAATCTTACCAACATTACATATCTATTCAACAATCAAACGCTGAAATCATTAAATCGGAAAGAAAACAAGTTCTTGAAACAATAAAAAAAATATTGTATAAAAATTAGGGAAAATACCTAGAAAATAATTTAATAAAGTTGTTCACTTGTTTAATTTGAGATTATACTAACAACACTGCAAAGTCGCAGTGAAAGCGAAACAAAAAGGAAAGCGAATCATGGAAAAAGCAAACTTCTCTCAGTTACTTAACGAGGCGATCAGCCAACCCGGTATCATCAGCCAGTGCTATAGCACCTTCCACGGCTATAGTCTTGGCAACCAACTTTTGGCCTACACCCAGTGCGTCGCCCGTGACATTCCCCTTGGCCCCATCGCTACTTTTAAAAAGTGGAAAGACCTTGGCCGCAATGTGAGCAAGGGTCAAAAGGCCATTGCTCTGGTAATGCCCGTCACTATCAACAAAAAGGATGAGGCAGGCGAAAAGACTGGCGAGGTGTTTAGCCTGTTCACCCTGCGCAACAATTGGTTTGTGCTTGGCCAAACTGAGGGCGACGACTACGCCGCTGAGGTGGTCATTCCCACATGGGACAAGGCCAAGGCTTTGGAAACCCTCAACATCACAGAGGTGACTTTTGGCCATATCGATGGCAATTGCCAAGGTTATGCGGTAGGCCAAAACATTGCGGTCAACCCCGTAGCTATCCTGCCCCACAAAACCCGTTTCCACGAGATTGCACACGTCGTGCTTGGCCACACAAAAGAGGGCCAATTGTCCGACAGCGAGACCACACCACGCGACATCCGCGAAGTTGAGGCTGAGGGCGTGGCATACATCCTGTGTGCCTTGCTTGGCCTATCAGGCTTGAACGAGTCACGCGGCTACATTCAGAATTGGTTGCAGGGCCAAGAGATCACCGACAAGACAGCCCAACGTATTTTCAGCGCCGCCAACAAGATTTTGGAAGCTGGACAAGATAAGGGAAAGTCCCTAGAAAAATAAATTGAGCGAGGGGGTTGACAGCCCCTTCGTTTAACGTACAATTACACCTAAGCACCGAATATCTCGATGCTACAACAGCGAATCAGGAGCGAACTATGACACACCCATTTGAAAAAGCAGGCTTAGGTAAGGCACCCTTCTCATGCACAGGCGTGAGCGAGAACGTATTTGCATTGCCAGACGGCACCAGTAAGGCTGGCGGTTGCTGTGACTATTGCGGCACAGGCATTCGTTGGGAGTTTTGGATTAAGGGTTCCATTGCTGGCGCCAAGCAATTCAAGGTTGGTTGCGATTGCGTGGCCAAGACTGGCTGGGGCATTGATCGCTTTTTGGAAGTCCGCGCCGAGCACACACGCGCACGTCGTCAGGCTGGTGTCCAAAAACGCCGCGAGTCACGTCAGGCTCAATTGGCCGCAGAACGTGCTCAAAAGGCCACAGAGCGCCTTGAGGCTACTCAGGCATGGCGTGATGCCAACAGCGCCTTGGTGGCCCGTTTAGAGGCATACGAAGGCACAAACGAGTTCCTGCGCAGTTCCTTTGCTAACCTCGCCCACTGGGGCAACCTGACCGACCGCCAAGTTGAGGCCGTGGAGTCCTGCTTTGCTGTGATCGACCGCCTCGAGGCCGCTCGTGCTAATAGCCAGCACCTTGGTGCCATCGGTGACAAGGTCACTTTAACAATCACCATCGAGCACATCATTGCTATCGAAGGCTTTTACGGTACAACCTACATTACCATCGCCCATGATGAGCAGGGCAACACCATCACTTACAAGGGCGCAGGCCGCACCATCGGTCGCAAGGGTGAGACACATACCATCAAGGCCAGCGTCAAAGACCACACCGTTTATAACGGCGTAAAACAAACCGTTATCCAGCGTCCAAAAGTGCTGGAAGTGGCATTAGGGTAAGTCCTAATAAAATAATTTAATCGAGGGGCTTGACAGGCCTCTTGTTTAAGTTACAATTACACCTAGGTACTGAAATTCTTAGTGCCATAACAGCGAAGGAAAGAGAATATGAACAAGATTTATTTAGTACAAAATTTGCCTTACGAAAACTGGGAAACCGTGGCCCATTTTGATAACTTTGCTGATGCTGACGCATTGTGTGATAAAAATATTGAAGCGGCAAATAACAACCCACTTCTCATCGCCAATTATCGCGTTCATGCGATCAACGATACCCCAGCAAATCGTCAACATTTTGGTCTTTAAATTAACAGCGAAAAGGAGAAATCGAAATGATCGGAAGTCCAGAAATCTTGCACAGAAACAAGCCGCCTCGCAAAGCAGGTACAGGTATTGTAAAAGTTGTAAATGTTCCATTGCTTGGCGGCTGGTATGTCGTTCGCGGCAAACACCACACGCCCATTAGTGGACGTTTTGACAGCCGCAAAGATGCCTTGCAATATCTTGCCGCAAAACGCAACAAATAACTCACAGCGAAAAAGGAAAAGCGAAATGAAATCTAAAGACTTACAGTTTACTTTTAATAGCCTCGTGTCATTCGACGATGGCGAGACTACGGTACCTGTGATTGTGGGGTACGACTACACACCAGAGGAGCGCAACTATCCGTATGAACCCGATTACGCCGAGGTGTTCGAGGTTTTTGTATTTGATGCCAATGGTAACGACATCACGGTTACTGTGTCAGAGGAGGACTACGAGATTTTGGAAGAAGAGGCCAAGGCCGACCACGCTCAATTGGTTGCCGAGTCCAACGAAATTTAAGGGTACAGCATGAATAAGCAGGAAATTGACGAGATGATGAAAGACCTTCCTAGCCAGCAAATACCTGAAGAAACCTTTGCTCAGAAGTTGGTAATTGGTATAATGCTGATATTGGTTTTGTTGTTGATGACATGGGTTCCAGACTTTATGCTGACTGAGGATGAATGCGCCCAGCAGGATTCCAGCGCCTATGTCGGAGACTTATGCAAAGAGTCTAAGAAACCTTAATGGTTTCACAATGGTTTCCACGCAAGTGGAGCCATCACGCATGGGGATTCGGGCATTCACTTGCCCATCGGAAGATAGAAACCGAGGGGAGTCCCCAGCCGTGTTGGCACTGGTGAAATCGCTTGGAGGGCCGAAAACCTCAACGGCAGAAACCGTGGCTAGGCACCCGCCATTTAAGCGCCGCTTGATCAACGGAGGTGAGGAAACTCCTGCCAACAACTTACACTGGCGAACCTAAAGCGAATCGATTACACTAGCATCATTCGACTTTACAGGGAATACGGGTTATGCCAGAAACCACAATCAAAAGGGCCAGAAAAGCCGCTAAGGCGCCTCCAGACATCAAGAAGAGGGATAAGGTAGTCGCGCCCGCAAAAACGCCTATAACGCCCAAACAAGTCCCAATTGGTAGACCAGTAGAGTTCACAGATGCTATAGCAGACGAGATATGTTGGAGACTAACTCATGGTGAGCCATTGGTGCAAATATGCAAAGATGCCCACCTTCCGCACGTCGCAACAATTTATCGTTGGCTGATTCGGTTCCCAATCTTCTGCGATATGTACGCACGCGCTCGTGAAGATCAGGCTGATACAAACGCTGACCAGATTCTCCAGATTGCCGATGAGAAACCGCCTCAGTTTAAGGACGACAAGGGGCGAATCTACCTCGACCAGACTTTTATCCAGTGGCAGAAAAACCGCATCGATGCACGCAAGTGGACATCCGCCAAGTTAAAGCCACGCAAGTATGGTGATCGCTTTGCTGTTGAAGGCGTAGAGGGTGGAGCGGCCATCAAGACCGAGGACACCAGCGCAAATAAGTTCCTTGAGGTTATTAAAAACATGGAAATGACCAAACGTGGTGGTTAAAAAGTATTACAAATACAATCGCTTGGTGTCGAAAAACACGGGTTTATACAGCCTGTGCTGGGCTTGAGTAATACTTATGTTAGCAGAACTACTCTCAGACCCAGAAGTTCAAGCGGAATTCAACGCCAAGCCAGAGCACGACCGCATTGCCTACATTGCTCACGCTGAGTGGATAGCCAACGCACACAAGTACCAGATACCTCCGCCGCTCGAGATGGATTGGACGGTCTGGGCCTTGATCGCAGGCAGAGGAGCGGGAAAGTCCCATGCTGGTAGCCACGCCTTATGGTGGTGGTGTTGGACGCATCCAAAGAGCCGAGGGCTTGTTTTGGCGCCTACATCTAATGACATCAAGTTCACCTGCTTTGAGGGCAAGTCAGGATTGCTGGCCAACATCCCCCCAGAGTTGGTGGCCAAGTACAACAAGCAAGACCACGAGATCACGTTGGTGAACGGCTCCAGCATTCGCGGTATCAGTGCCGACAGTTACGAGCGCCTGCGGGGGCCGCAGTTCCATTGGTGCTGGGCTGATGAGCTGGCCGCCTTCCAATACCTTGGAGCTGGTGAGGCATGGGACATGATGATGATGGGCTTGCGGCTGGGCGACCAACCTCGCGTGATTGTGACCACAACGCCGCGTCCCAAAGACTTGATCCTCGACCTGATAAGCCGCGAGGGTGACGACGTGGTGATCGACCGCGCCAGCACCTATGAGAACAAGGCCAACCTAGCGGCCAACTTCAGCAAGCAGTTAGAGCAGTACAAAGGCAGTAAGCTCTATGAGCAGGAGGTTATGGGCTTAGTGGTCGATCTTGAGGACGGGAAAGTGGTCTCAAGGGATATGTTCAAGATGTGGCCAGCAGGTCGCCCCTTCCCTAAGTTCGAGTACGTCGTTCAGAGTTACGACTGTGCCTACACTGACAAGGAATACAACGACCCTACTGCCATGACCACTTGGGGTGTGTTCAAGCCGCAGGACGGGCCTATGAGCGTGCTCTTGATCGATTGTTGGGCAGAGCACCTAACCTTCCCCAAGCTCAAGGAGCGGGCGCAGGATGAGTGGAGGGTGTCCTATGGCGAGGGCAAAGATGCCAAGCGGCCTGACCTGATATTGGTCGAGGAGAAGGCGGCGGGGCTGTCGCTCATTCAAGAGTTGCAAAAAGCCCACTTAATGGTGCGGGGATATAATCCGGGTCGCGCTGACAAGATGCAACGTCTACAGATCACAGCGGCCATCTTCACGGCCAAACGTGTCTGGCTACCCGAATCCGAGGTACACAAGGGCTATGTCAAAGACTGGGCCGAGGGGTTCCTGTCCCAGATATGCGCCTTCCCTGATTCCCAACACGACGACTATGTGGACTCAGCCACTCAGGCCATGCGATGGCTCAAAGACATGGGGTGGCTCGACATTGACCCCGAGCCAAGGTATGATGACGACGACGACTACTACGATGCCCAGCCTGCGCGGGTCAACCCATATGCGGTGTAACTATGCCTAACTACTCCAAAATTGCCAGAGGATTGACAAGCGCGTTAAGAACGGAAGACGCAACAGCCAACGCAATTGGCAAAGCGGCGCAGTCGGCAGGGCAAAAGGCTCCAGTGGTTGCCAACAAGCCTTTGACCACCAATCAAGACTTCTATCAATCTTTGGGTGACGCAATCCAAGAGCGCGTGGCTAACAGGCAAAACCTAATTGAGTCTCTGCCCTACAAGTATGACGCTGGGCATTATGTGTTTACGGAAGACAGCGCTCGCAAGAACTGGCCTCCGATGAAAATTCTGTACCGCGATCTGGCTGGTAACAAATTGATGAGGGAAGACCAGAACGACCCGCTCAGTAAAGTCATTAAAGATGAAGTAACAGGCAAGGCTTTACGCACGCCCCATGAGCAGGGTTACAAAGTCAGACTAGAGCACGCCCCTGATAACTGGTCTGAGTTCTTGATCCCCGAGTCAGCAATTAAGGGCATGGTTAGCGAAGCCAAGGGCGGCGCTATCCGTATGCAAGTCGGTGGTCTGAGCAGGCTAGCAATGTTGGCCAAGGGAACAAAGAACGTAGCCCCAGCCACTCAACATGAGGCTCAACTTATCAAGATGCTTCAAGAGGCACCAGAGATGGCTGATGTGTCTCGTGGCTTATTCAAAGCCGAAGCACCTCAGTTGTCTGGATTGATTGACAAACTCAAAACACCAGAACGTCAGTCTATACTTCCAATGCCTAATCGGTGGTTCACAAAACCCAATGAAAATCCACACGTCCAGCCGCTAGTTGAAAAGGTATTGAGTGCTAACAACATGACTCGTGACCAGTTTCACTCTGGTGCATTTGTTGACCCAAAGACTGGCAAGATACTAGACACCCAGATACACAAAGATGTTGGCGTGGCTATTGACCCCATAACCAATCGCCCTGTGATGACCAGTGGCGGCTTGTCTGGACGTGAGTCTTTGCCTAGTGGTATAGGATCATTGACCGATTCAAATTTGCTCAAGCAGGGTAAATATATTCCTAATGGTGGAGACCCAATACTTGATGACATTGGATTCTTGGCCACCATAGAAAAGTCTGGCATGGGCCACAAATATGGGCTAGGCACTGAGTACGCCACACCTACAATGCTGAGGAACACAATGGGCGGGGATAACCCAACCCTGCGACCTAGAAGCGTTGGTGACGTATTTGGCATGGGTGATGTGGTTGGCCAGATCAAAACCACTTCCAAAGGCCCAGTGCATGATGTTTATGAGAAATTGTTTGTTGCGCCCAAAGGTTCTAATGTTGAGGGAGTAAAATTGCACAAAGCAAATGGTGGCGCAATTAAAATGCAAGTAGGTGGCCTAAGTAAACTTGTTAAAGGATTGATGCCAACTGCGCGTATTGGATTGCCAGCCCCCGAGATCATTGTCCCTAGCAAATTGAGCAACGTCCAAGAGGCTGTCCGCAAAATGAAAGGCAACTACGGCGCAAGGCGTGTTGAGCGTGCGGCTGATGAAATACCTAATCTTGATAAGTTGTACAAAGAAGAGGCGCTTAAACAGGCATTCCTTGGTGATAACGCCAAGGCCGTAATGACTATGAATCCAAAGGATTTTGAAAAATATGCCGCGCCTCTTGATCCTCGTTTTATGGATGCCAATTCAACGCGATACACCACAAGTGGCGAGCGATTAACTTATCCTGATTACATGAGCGAATATTTGCCAAATGTTGGAGCGTTTAATGATGTGCCATTTTTAGAAATAAACAAAAAAATACAGGGATTATCAATACCACCATTTATTTCTGGCCATGAAGGTCGTCACCGTAATCGTGTGATGGCAAATAAAGGTGAAGAGGCTGGTCTTGTGCTATTAAATCCGCGTACTGAATTGCGCGAACCATTTCCTCGTCGCAGTCAAGAAGAATACATTGAGGCGCTTAAAAAGGAACTTGAGATGACTGGCAACAAAGTTGTGCCAGAAAAAAATTTTGAACAGAAAGATATAAAAAGACCAGCAATAGATTTGCCAGACATCTACGCAAAAGGCGGAGCTATCCATATGCAAGTCGGCGGACTAAGCGCATTGGCAAACATAGGCAAGGCCACAAAGGCTGGCTCTAAGTTGAGTGCCGCAGAGATGGCCGCATTGCGTGCCAGTGGTCTGGAGGTGCCCGGTGTCCACTTTGCTGACAGCCTCAACCCCAATGACATCATGCGAATGTCTGAGGCTTTGGGTAACGCTGGTGCCGAGGGCAAGACCTTGAACCTAACTCAGGCTGATAGGTCAAGGGTATATGGCCCCAACAAAGGCGGCACAGGTTTCTCTGGCTTGCAGTTGACAAACCCAGCGCACCAACAAGCTGGATCAACTTGGGGTGTGGGCAAAAAAGGCCACGTTTCTCGATTGACCAATGCAACCAATCCAGACACAATTTGGTCGACCTTTATTGGCTCACCCACCCAACACATGAGCAACCCTGTGACCGTTGAGCGTATGTATGAGGCTCACAGGAAAGCCAACCCATCCGCTGAGTTGGTGGGCAAGATGAACGATTCGCTTAATAGCGCTGTCAACAAAAAAGGAAACCTTGTATTCCCTAATGGCATTGACCTAAGCGATCCATCTTCATTGAACCAAGCGCAGACTTTTGACCAACGCAAACTGGTGGCCAAGGCTTTGGTAATGGGTGGACAGAAGAAAGGTGAGCAAGCCTCGAGAGATGCCTTCAAGATCATTCAAGAGGAGACTGATCCATTGTTGATGGACTCTCCGACTTATGCTGTTGGCAATCGATTGTTCACCATTGACAAGAACAGTGGACTCTATCGACCTGATTTAAATTCAGCGTTCCCTCATATCACCACGGGTACTGATATGGGCTTGTTGTTTGAGCCAGCGCCAGTGGAGCACGCGATACCGGGATTTGTAAAGCAGTTTGCAAATCGATTAAATAAGAATGGCGAACTTCAACCAATGGGCCACAAGGACTTGACGGCCACCACCCCAAGCGTATTTGTTGACTACAAATATTTGACCGACCTACAAAAAGAAGGCTACAAAGATGGTGGATCAGCAGAGTTGCCACCCTTCCACGATTTTGACAAGATAATGCAACGCAAAGACGGAGGCACCGTGAACACATTTGAACAACGCTTAAAAAACGCACTAGAGCAACACATGGCAGTGGGTGGTATGGTGGATCGTCACTACGCTGATGCTGGTACGGTTACAGCGCCTACCACACAAGAGTTGGAAAACATGGCTGACTCGCAGGGTGCGGCATTTGGGTTTTTTCCACAGATGGCAAAAAAGAGTTTTCAACAACAAACGCCAACTATGGATAGGGCATCGGAAATGCTGAAAACGCAGGTAACAAAAGAGTGGGAGCAGGCGGGCCGTCCCGGCGGCGCCAAGGAGCTAGCCCTTCGCATAGGAGCGTTAACGGCTGGGCAGGGAGGCGACTTGCTTAACTTTGCACAGACCATGATACCTAGCCTCTATGACGAAAAGCCCACCTCAGTGCTGGAGTCAGGCAAAAAGCCGCCAGCCCCTTATCGCGACACCAGAGAGTTGCAACGCATTCCTAAGTTTCCAATGACAGGCAGTCCCGAGATCAAGCAATCAATGCGCGAGAAGGGCATGATCAACGAGGACGAGTATCCCCTTTTTGAGTTGGCTGGCGCTATTGGCGCACCTATGGCATTGGCTAAGGCGCCTAATGCAATCAAGGGGGGATTACAGATGGTAAATGAATCTCCAGCCCTTAATAAAGGTGCGGAGTATATAGGACGTGGTGCAAGCCTTGCGCAGGTTCCAATTAGACGCCCTTTTACCCCAGCAACAGCCACAGTTGAAGCAACAGCACCAGACCTTGGTCAGGGAACTACTTACGGTTTTAGGCAGGGTTTAAATGATGTGTTGCTAGAAAATCCAAAACTTGGAACTGGTCGCAACAAAATTCGCGAGGGCCAAGGAACTTTTACAAATGCAAAAGGAGAACTTGAATTAAATCCTTTGTTGGCTATTGACGTACCAAGAGCAGGAAACCTTGGAGATACGCCAAATGCAAATTTAGCACTTCGCAAACAAATCGGTCAGATGGGTGTTGATTTAAATCAAGAAGCTATGGCCGCTCATAGGTTTATTCCATTGATGACTAACAATGTCAGAGATGCATCATCTGCGCTTATCAAAACCAAAGAAGGTTTGACGGCAGATGAAGTTGCAGAATTAGCCAAACAATTAGGCGGTAATATGGCCGTCACTCACAATCCCAAATTGGGTGGTGTGGTGGTATTTCCCTTTGGTGAAGTTAAAAAGGGACAGATTCCAAGAGAGTTGTTAAGAGCACAGCAAGCCGCAGGTAAAGTGTTGGGTGATCGCGGTCAAGTAAAGTTTGGCGTATCTGATTATGGCAAAGACAGAGCATATATGATGGCAAGCGAAGGGGATTACACCAAAGCTGGCGCACAACCCATGTCTAAAACACAACAGGCGCAACGCGAAAAAATGCAAGGGCTTGAGAAATTTTTGTTTCCAGATAGTAGGTCTGGAATACCCGGTCAGGTCAAGGCCGCCCCCGTCGGGGGGTTACAACCTTGGTCTGTTGGTCGCGATTACCCCACCAGCATAATTGGAATAGGCAACGAAAATAAAACCCAATACCAGCCAGTAAACTTTTCGACTGGTAAAGAGGGGTCGAAATACGATAAGTATTTGGAAGCAGAGGCAGAGAGGGCCAAGATGCTTGACGAGTTTCATCGCGCTCTTGTTCCCAGATACCGTTAAGGATACGAGCATGGCCACGAGCAGACTCTTCGTTGGAATGTTGGGAAACACGAGTGGGGTACGAAGTGAGGTTACTCAAGACGTACCACTGTCCGCTTTCACCCTGCCAAGGTCTGTATGTATGGAAAAATTCAAAAGGTTTTTTTTGCATAGATGTTCCAATAGACCTTTTAGTTTAACACAGGAATAAACAAAATGGCAACACAAATGCCCCATGACCCCAAATTTAATCGCTTCATTGATGGCATTAAAAACAACGCTGACGGCGGTGCTGACGTAGAAGTGGATGAGGACATAAGCGATGTTGAGGAGCTAGATGACGGCTCTGCCATTGTGCGCATGGGTGAGGATAAAGGCCCAGAAGATGATGCGGACTTTTATGAAAACCTTGCAGAGGAAATGGTCAACTTGTATGACCTTGAGAAGGTTGGAATGCGCTACCTTGACCTAATTGAAAAGGACAAAGAGGCACGCAAGAACAGAGACAAACAATATGAGGAAGGGTTAAAACGAACGGGTCTGGGGAATGATTCACCCGGCGGTGCTCAGTTCCAAGGCGCCTCCAAGGTCGTGCATCCCATCATGGCCGAGGCGTGCGTTGACTTTGCCGCCCGCGCCATTAAAGAGCTGTTTCCACCAGATGGGCCAGTTCGCACCAAGATTATGGGTGAGGCCACAGAGGAAAAAACCGAACGCGCAGAACGCAAACGCGATTGGACTAATTGGCAGTTGACCGAACAGATTGAAGAGTTTAGGGATGAGCAGGAGCAGTTGCTGACTCAGTTGCCATTGGGTGGCTCACAGTACATGAAGCTCTGGTACGACGAGCAAAAGAAACGACCATGCGCTGAGTTTGTGCCTATTGACAACATCATGCTTCCCTATGCGGCTGTAAATTTTTACACGGCACAGCGCGTAACCGAGATGCAAGACATCACGGGCATGGAGTTTAAACGTCGCATTGATGGCGGCCTGTATCGTGACATCGACTTCATTCGCGCAACCTCTGAACCAGAGCAAACCGCATCCGAGAAAGCCAACGACAAAATTGAGGGTAAATCTTGGAGTGACAATGAAGACGGCCTGCGCAAGGTTTACCACATTTACACTTGGTTAGAAATTGACGACGACCCAATTACCAAGGGGGATTTGGCTCCCTACATCCTAATGCTAGACGACCTTGAGCACAAAGTGCTTGGCCTCTATCGTAATTGGGAAGAGGGCGACGACACCATGACCAAGTTGGATTGGCTCATTGAGTTCAAATTCATCCCTTGGAGGGGCGCATACGCTATTGGGCTACCTCAGCTTATTGGAGGCCTCACGGCGGCCTTGACGGGCGCTTTAAGGGCCTTGATGGATACCGCACACATCAATAACTCGGCAACCATGTTGAAGTTAAAGGGTGCAAAGGTTTCTGGCCAATCGCAAAGCATTGATGTGACGCAGGTGACGGAGATAGAGGCGGGGCCGGGCGTCAACGACATTCGCCAAATTGCCATGCCCATGCCCTTCAACCAACCCTCGCCCGTGTTGTTCCAATTGCTTGGTTGGCTAACAACTGCCGCCAAGGGTGTGGTCACCACCGCTGAGGAAAAGATTGGCGACGCCTCTGCCAACACACCAGTGGGTACTACTCAGGCCTTGATTGAACAAGGTGCGGCGGTGTTTTCCGCTATTCACGCTCGTTTGCATGAGAGCCAGCGTCGTGTGCTTGGCGTGCTAGGACGCATCAATCGTTGGTACTTGGACGATATGCGCAAGGGTGATGATGTCGCCGAGTTGCCAATTAGTAGGGACGACTTTAAAAAGAATAGCGACATTGTGCCTGTTTCAGACCCGCACATATTCTCTGAGACGCAACGCATGGCGCAGATGCAGGCGGTGTTGCAAATGTCGGCCGCGAATCCGGGGATGTTTGACCAAAAGGCCGTCCTCAGTCGAATGCTCAAGCAGTTGAAAGTGCCTGATATTCAAGAACTGTTGCCCAATGCTACCAAACCAACGGAGCACAACGCCGCTGATGAAAACGCCGCTATGGCTTTGGGCAAGTCTGACTTTGCATACCCCAATCAAGACCATTTGGCCCACATTCAAACTCACCTTACCTTTGGTCTTGACCCAACGCTTGGTTCCAACAATTTGATTGCGCCTAAGTTCATTCCACAGGCTTTGGAGCACATCAAGCAACACATGATGCTTTGGTACACAAGTCAAATGACTGGTTATGTAACCGCTGGCACAGACTTGAAACTTGGCAACTATGAGGACAGCAAACTTGCGCCAGACATTGATAGGGCTATGGCTATTGCGTCCGATCACGTCAAGTTGGATACCGCTGAGGTTTTCAAAGGTGTCATGCCAGCCCTTCAACAATTGGGTCAAGTCATGCAACAGTTTGTTCCACCACCCCCTCCAATGGATGGCGAGGCACAGGCCGTATTGCAGGCTTCTATGGCGGAAACACAACGACGTGCCGCACGCGATCAACAAGACATGGCTCAAAAGGCCAAAGAGTTGCAGGCAAAGATTGCTATGAACGCCGAAGACAATTTAACAAAAGAACGAATGGTAACGGCAGACCTTACGGTTGAAGAAATTAAATTGCAAAGAGAGCAGGAGCAGACTGCTATAAAACTGCAAAACACCACTCAGAAAAAATTAGGAGAATGAAATGGATAAAGAAGTTAAAGAAATGCAAAGCGAAGATGTTCGTTACAAAGCCCGTATGGCCGCTGGCGCTTGGGTTACAGGAGACGAATTAAAAGAGAAGGGTACAGCGACAATGCCATTGGCTAACAGCGATCATGGGAATTTCTCCCAAAACAAGGGCGTAGACAAGCGTAACGCATGAGATACGTTTCCGACTTTATCGGTGCTGTAAAAGCGCGTCAAATCGAGATTGCTGGGTCTGTTGTTGCGGGTAACTGCGCAACTTACGAGGCGTATCAACGGTTAGTCGGTATCAATGCGGGGCTTGAGGAGGCTCTTGAAATCCTAAATAACCTTTTAAAGGAAGAAGAAAAAGATGATTGAAAGCACGGTAGCGTTTAGCAACGCTGATGTACAGGAGGCTTTTCCTGTTGTAGACCCCGGTGCATTGCCTTTGGGCGGTCGAGTATTAGTTCAAATGCGTTTGGCAAAAAAGAAGCTGAAAAGCGGTCTAATTTTGCCCACAGAAACGCGAGATACAGAACGCGCACAAAATCCCGTGGGTAGAGTCGTAGCCATAGGGCCTTTGGCCTTTAAAAAGCGCGACTCAATGGAGCCTTGGCCCGAAGGGTCATGGTGTGATGTCGGCGATTTTCTTCGAGTTCCCAAGTGGACTGGAGATCGTTGGACGGTTAAATTGGAAAACGGTGAGGACGAGGTCGAGTTTATGATTATGAACGACCACGAAGTCATTGCCAAAGTAACTGGCAACCCACTTGATGTGAAGGCGTTTATATGAGTAACGGACAAGAAACGGCAGAAAAGCCAGAAGTAATCACAATTCAGGAAGAACAAGATGGTTCAGCAACAATTGAGTTGCCTGATAGCATTCCATCGCCTGATGCACAGCCAGAAGCAGAGCATGAAGACTCTGATGAAGCTGATGAACGAGCCAGAGCCAATGAAATGGCCGCTGGTGGTGAGGTAGACGCCGAAGCGGAGGCTCTTAGAGAGCAAAAACGTCAGAAACGACGCTCACGCAAGGAATACCATCGCAATGTTGAGCAGGAAAAAACCGTCAAAATCCAACATTTGGAACGTGCAAACCAAGAAATGCTTGAGCGACTAGCGGTTTTGGAGAACAAATCGCATGGAAGTGAGTTAGCACGCCTAAACAAGGCAATTGAAGATCAACATACTCGTATTGCATTTGCAAAACAAAAGATTTCAGAGGCAACAAGCACTGGAAACGGCGATTTGCTCACAAATGCTCAGGAAATGTGGTTTGAAGCGCGTAGAAATGCTGAGGCTCTTGAAAATATCAAGAAAAAAGCCACTGCACCGCGCCAACAACGCACTATTCAAGCAATTGATCCAGCTATTCAAGACTTTGCAAACCAATGGATGGCAAACAATAAGTGGTACGACCCAAAAGGTCGAGATTCCGATTCAAAAATTGCTTTGACCATTGATGCGGCGCTTGCTGAAGAGGGTTATACCCCACAAATGCCCGAATTTTGGGAAGAACTTGACAATCGCTTGCAAAAGTACCTGCCTCACCGTTATACTGATAACACAAACGAGAAACCAACACAACGGAGACCCCGTAATGTAGTGACGAGTTCGGGACGCGAAGCAGTATCGAGTAGTGGTGGCAGAAATGTTTTTACCCTAAACCCAGATCAGGTTAGGGCCATGAAAGATGCAGGTATGTGGGACGATCCCGACAAGAGAGCGCGAATGGTCGCGAGGTATGCCAAAGAGGCACGTCAAAACAACGGTTATAGGAGTTGAAAATGGATTCTCGTTTAAAGAAAAATTTGTCTGCTGGTGGACGCGAAAGTCGCGCGAGTCTTGACCAAGTTCGAGAGGCACCACAAGACCAGTTCGTATCGTCTGAGGAACGTCGCAAGATGTGGAAAGATGAGTGGACACAAAGCGCGTTGCCCAATGTCCCTGAAGTAAAGGGATGGCACCATTGCTGGTTATCGTCAACCAATGCGTATGACAGCATTGATAAGAGGATTAGATTAGGCTATATACCCGTGAAAGCGGACGAAATGGCTGGATTTGAAAACTATCGAGTCAAAGCTGGCGAACAAACTGGTTATATTGCGTGTAATGAGATGATTTTGTACAAAATTCCTATGGAAATGTATCAAGACGTCATGGCTCATTTTCACCACGATGCACCGCTTGAAGAGGCGAACAAGATTCGTATGCAAGCAGAGCAACAAGTGGGACGTGATAGCCGAGGTAGACCCTTGGGACAGATTGAAGGCGAAGGTTTGGACAACATTGATAAACCGATACCTGCTCCACATTTCGCTGGGTAGGAATGTTTTAACAAACAAGGAGTTAGACTATGTCTGCAACAAATGCTCCGTTCGGTCTGCGCCCATCGTTCCATCCTACGGGTCTGGATCGCGCTGTCGCGTTGCCTAACGGTATTGCCTCTGGCTATAGCACTGGTATCTTAAAAGGCCAGCCTGTAGCTCTTAACACGAGCGGAAACATCATTGCCGCCACTGCTGGTAGTGCTTATCAGGGTGCTTTCGCTGGTCAAGAATATACCGACTTAACTGGTCGTCGTATTATCAGCAACCAATGGATTGCATCAACTGCATACCAAACTGGTTTGCAAGTGACTTATTACTATTCTGACCCAAATATTGTTTACGATATTCAGGCAGACGGTAGTTTGGCTCAAACTTCAATTGGTGATCAAGCAAACTTTACGAACATTTCCGCTGGTTCAACAACCACTGGTTTGTCGCAATGCACGATCTCAACAAGTTTGGTGGGTTCGGGTGCTGTTGGTGATATGCGTATCATCAATTTGACTCCCGATGTCGCTAACGCATGGGGTGACGCATACACCGTGGTTCAGGTTCAAGTGAGCCGTAGCCAGTATGTTGCAACCATTAACGCATTCTAAGGAGAATAAATAATGGCCGCACCAATGCGAAGTACGGACTTTAGAAGCATCGTTGAACCTATCCTCAATGAATGCTTCGATGGAGTCTATGATCAACGTACCGATGAATGGTCACGAGTTTTCCGTGAGCAAGAAGGTATTCCCCGTAACTACCACGAAGAGCCAGTCCTTTATGGATTTGGCGCCGCACCTCAATTGCCTGATGGAACACCAGTGTCCTATCAGCAAGGTGGTGTTCTCTTCTTGCAACGCTATGTGTACAACGTGTATGGCCTCGCCTTCGCATTGACCAAAGTGTTGGTTGAAGATGGCGACCATATTCGTATCGGTCAAGTTTACGCTCGTCATTTGGCTCAGTCTTTGATTGAGACTAAAGAGACATTGAGTGCAAACGTGTTGAATCGTGCGTTTAACTCTAGCTACCCCGGTGGTGATGGCGTTCAATTGAACTCCGCTTCACATCCCATTGTGAATGGCACATTCAGCAATTTGTTGACCACTGCCGCTAACTTGTCTCAGACTTCTCTTGAGCAGATGTTGATTCAAATCCGTCAAGCGGTGGACAACAACGGCAAGAAGATTCGTTTGGTTCCACGTCAATTGATTGTGAACCCCGGCAACGTCTTCCAAGCTGAAGTTCTGTTGAAGTCTGTTCTGCGCTCAGGTACTGGAAACAACGACATCAATCCTGTTAAGTCTATCGGCCTTTTGGACGAAGGCGCGGCAGTGTTGTCACGTTTGACCAGTGCTACAGCATGGTGGGTTCAGACTGATGCGCCTGAAGGCATGAAGTTGCTGATGCGTCGCAAACTCGAGAAAACTATGGAAGGTGATTTCGAGACCGACTCTATGCGCTACAAGGCTACAGAGCGTTACCAAGTGGGTTTCACTGATCCACGCGCCGTTTACGGCACACCCGGCGTCTAAACCAGCGCCACGGGGGTTGGGATCAAACCCAGCCCCTTTTTTGTTAATTGTTTCGTCAAACTTTTCAAGGAGAAGACGATGCCCCAATATTCAGACGACCTATTCTTAGGCCCAGCCCAGACCTTTATGGGTACTGGAATTCGCCCTTACACAACAACATTCACTGGCTCAATGTCAGGTACAACTTTGACCGTTACCGTATTGGGCCAAGGCGCACCAATTGCTGTTGGTATGTATGTTGATGGTTCAAGCGTAACCGATGGTACATACATCACCGCGTTTGGTACTGGTACTGGCGGTTTAGGTACTTACACAATCAACCAATCTGTAACTGCCTCAAGCACCGCAATGACTGCACACGGCAACATTGCATTTGATGATCCATCACCTATGGACTTAGGTGTTGGCCCTCTTGGCCGCATTTATGTTTGGGATGTCATTCCTCAAGCCGCTGTTACTAACAACATTGCCGCATCGCAAGCACCTTCTGGCGCTGGCTCTTTGACGCTAACTGCTGGTACTTCTGCAAAATCTGTTACTACTGCTAGTGGTACAACTGTTATTCAGTTGGATTTGCCCAGAGCAATTAAAGTGAACTGTTCTACTACTGCTCGTGCATTTACTGTTAGTGGTTACGATTACTACGGACAAACAATGAGCGAAGTTATTACTGTGTCCGTTGCTGGTACTGCTGTAACTGGTAAGAAGGCTTTCTTCCAAGTTTCTGGCGTGACGATTGCAGGTTCTGCAACAGCCGCTGTGGTTGGAACAAGTGACGTTCTTGGTTTGCCAGTTCGAGTATTTAACGTGGCATACCTTGCCAGTGTTAAGAGCAACAGTACACTAGCGCAAGATGCTGGTACGTTTGTGGCCGCAGATACTGCGGTTGCAACAACCACAACTGGTGACGTTCGCGGTACTTACACTCCTGCAACTGCATCGGACGGTATTGTTCGTACAGTGGCTGGAATTTTGTTGCCAGCCATCGCTGTCGGCCCCAATGCAACTCGCACTGGTGCTCTCGGTGTTACTCAAGCCTAAAGGAGAGCAACATGGGACAATTTAAACCAATGGTCAAAATGGAGACCACAGAGCCTTCAGTAGATTTAAAACTTGCTAAAGGCGGCGCAGTTAAGATGAAAAAAGGCGGCAGTACAACCAAGGCCAAGAAAATGGCAATGGGCGGAGGCGCTCTTAACGCTTTGGCTGGTACGCCTGCTTTGATTGGTCGTCCTGCGGTGAATGCGCCCGTGAGAGCGCCGGGCAAGCCCTCCATGATGGTTCGTCGCAAGGCAATGATGGCTAAACCTATGGTTACCCCATCTGGCCCTCCTATGGGTATGCCCACTATGAAAAAAGGTGGCAAGGATATGAAAATGGCTAAAGGTGGCATGGCTGAAGGCGGTGACATGGAGTCTAAAGCCGACGAGCGCAAAGAAGAAAAGATGGATTTGGCTAAAGACAAAGCCATGATCAAGAAAGCCTTTAAGCAACACGATATGCAAGAGCATAAGGGCGGCAAAGGTACTTCATTGAAGCTCAAAAAGGGCGGCAAGATGGCTACTGGCGGCGTCATTGATGGTCAAGGCGGATACAAAAATGGTGGCGCGGTTTATACCAACGGCATCATTCCTGAGTCCGTATCGGCTAAAGATGGCGAAGGCTACAAAAACACCAAAATGCACACTGCTGAATACACTGGCAAATCCAGTGGAAAAACAGGTGGCGTAAAAGATGGCAACGGCGGCGGTTACAAAACTGGCGGTGTTGTTTTAGGTAATGGCGGCGGCTTTAAAAAGGGAGGAAAAGCCTCAAAAAAAGCCTACGCGACGGGGGGAACTGTTAATACAGGCAAACCCGTCGCGATGCCTCAAGGCAATAAACCAGTTCCTGCTCCAGTAGCAATTAGCCGCTTGGCAGGAACGTACAAAACTGGTGGTCGTGCAACTCCTGCTGAAAGTCGTTTGTTAAAAAACAATGCGACTGAAAACAAGGCTTCAATGCGTGACGCTAAAACCGACAGCAACCTGAAATATGGTTCTCCAAAGCGGTTTAAAGACGGCGGAAGCAATGACTTGTCAAAGGGTGCTTATGACAAAACTGGAAAATACAACCGTGAGCTTGAGGAGGCAATGAATCCTTTAAGTATGGTGAAAGAACTTGCTGGTAAGGCAAGGGATTATTTCATGCCCAAAAGTGCTGATAGTGTGACCAAGACAAAAGAGTCTGTAACGGTATCACCTGCAAGTAAAAAACGCGGTGGTATGGTTTGTTGAACTAAAGTAGGGGCTTCGGCCCCTGCTTTTAATTGGAGAGATTTATGGCTATTACGGCTACATCACAAACATTGTTTGATGGCGAGAGAATTGCCATTATGAAATTTTATGCATCAATGAGTACTACAGAAAATGAATCTGCTGTAGTAAAGGTAAATCCTTCAACTTTACTTCCATCTAATGCAGGTGGTGCTTGTGATGCTGTAAGCATTCTTAAAGTTACTGCATTGACGCATGGACTTGAGGTTCAGATGAATTGGGTTGCAACAGCACCTGTAGTCATTGAGACTATTCCACAAAATAATGCGTACACGCAAGATTATTCGAGTTTTGGTGGATTGACA